CGACGACGACCTGATGAAAATCGGTGATGATCCAATCTTCGATGATCACCGCATGCAGCTCATCGTCAATGACGCCCTGAAATTCCGAGCACTTGAAGCAGCTAAGGCGACGGTTGCCGCCAAAGCAGCGCCAAAAACCCTGCCTCCCGTCCAGCGGCCAGGAATCTCGCGCCCAGCAGGCGCCGGCAATTCCGAGCGTATCCAAGCCCTCGAAGCAAAACTTAACAATTCCGGCAGCGAAGCAGACGCTTTTGCGCTGCTCATGGCACGCCGTGCCAGCCGGGCATCATAAGGACTTTCAGAAATGGCCCTCCCGTCCAATACCGTTACCGCGGCTGTCGCAATCGGCAACCGTGAAGACCTCAGCGACATGATCTATCGCATCGATCCGACCGATACCCCGTTTATGTCCGGCGTGGCCCGCGTCAAAGCGGCCGCAGTCCTCCATGAATGGCAAACCCAGGCATTGGCGACCGCAGACGGCACGAACGCCCAGCTCGAAGGCGACGACCCGACCACCACGGCCGCGACCGTGACCGTTCGTCTGACCAACCGGACGCAGATCAGCTACAAGGTCGCCCGCGTTTCCGGGACCCAGCAGGCTGTCGAGCATGCCGGACGTTCGAACGAACTCGCCTATCAGGAGATGCTGAAAGGCTTGGAACTCAAGCGCGACATGGAAACCGTTCTGGTCGGCACCAACCAGGCCAAGCAGACCGGCGCGGCCGCGACTGTTCCGAAGACCGCTTCCGTGATCTCCTGGATTGTGACCAACACCTCCAAGGGCACGGCGGGCGGCGCGGCTGATCCGGCCACGGCTGACGGTGCGGCGATCCGTACCGATGGCACTCAGATCCAGTTCACCGAGTCGCGCATGAAAACCGTCCTGTCCTCGATCTGGACGAACGGCGGCAAGCCCACCACAGTCTTCACGGGTGCTTTCAACAAGCAGCAGTTTTCGACGTTCACCGGCCGAGCCTCGCCGATCGAGCAGGCCAGCGCGAAGAAAATCACGGCAGCTGTCGATGCCTATGAGTCCGATTTCGGAAGGTTGAAGGTGGTCCCCAACCGCTTCCAGCGCTCCCGCGATGTGCTCATTCTCGAAATGGATAAGTGGGCGCTCGGCTTCCTCAACGGCCGCAACATGATCTCGATCCCTCTCGCCAAGACCGGCGACTCGGATCGGCGCCAGATCCTCGGGGAATACGTGCTTGAAGCTCGCAACGAAAAGGCGAGCGGCGGCGTATTCGACAACACCACGTCGTAACTCATCGGGGGGCCTTCGGGCCCCCTTTCACCCTTTTGAAAGGATATTCCCCATGGGAACGACAGACGGCCCAGATACCCCACTCGAAGCCACGATCGCGCTAGCCGCCGATCAGCTTCTCATCATGAGCGGCGCCACCACGCGCGGCGCTCGCAAGACGGCAGACCAATATGCTGCGCTGACCGGCAAAACCCGGCTTTACAACGTCGGGCCCGGCAATCTCGGGGCGTTGACCGCCATCGATACCAACGGCCGCGCCGGTGTTGCCAATACGATGTGGTTCAGCGACGTCTTCGTACCATATCCAGCCGTTCTGCTCGGGATTGGCGTCCTGAACGGAACCACGGTGGGTACCACTAAGGCGATTGTCTCGCTCTACAACTCGGCCGGAACGCTGGTAGCAAACTCGTCGCCGACCACTGGCGGCGCGGTGACTTCAGGCGCCTCGGCGTTCCAGCAACGTGCGTTCGTCTCGGCCTATACGGCCAAGCCGGGCCAATACTGGATTGGCGTCATGCCAGACAGCACCACTGACACATGGCGGACCATCCAGGCCGCAACGTGGGTCGACACCAACACCGGAACAGTTGCCGGCGTTGCCGCCACGGCCACTCCGACCATCACGCCGACCACGACGTTCACCGCCTCGCTCGGCATCCTTTCCTACGTCTATACGGCATAAGGAGATCACATGGCTCTTACAAATTCACATCCGACGCTCAAGGAAGTCAACATCAGTACAACTACCATTGTCGATTCAAGCGCGGTGGCTTCCATGTATGGACGCGCACCCTTCCGAGGAAGGATCGTCAAGATGGGTGTTGTTCTAGGAGCGGTTGTCGATTCCGATCGCGTATTTACCGGAAAGATTAATGGTACCTCAATCACCGGAGGTGCATTAACGGTATTGGCTTCAGGTTCTGCTGCAGGAGATGTAAAATCACTTGTTCCCACGGCATTAAACTTCGTCAATGAAGACGATACCATCGAGATCGCATCTGATGGTGCAGGATCAACCGCCTGTGTTACGCAGGGGTTTGCCGTTATTCAGTTGGCTTAAAAACCATGGCAAACATCAAACGTGGAGCGGTCGGAATCCAAGATCTTTCAGTTGCTGATATCGGAACGAATAGCACTCCTCCAGATCCGAATTTGGCAACTGTAATTCCTGGTCCGTTATATCAGTGGAACGTGATCGTTGCTGTTATTCCAGTTTTCTCTGGGCCTGGAACTCATTTGGCTGGAATTATGTTTCCGGCCGAAACTGACACTGAAATTGGGGATGTCATAGAAATCCACATGGCAGCAAGCGCTGCTGGTGGATCTCTCATCATCTTCGACAGTAATGGAGACATTATTAGCAGCGCCGGAATTCAATCGAATGGCGCTGTTGCGACTATTTTTCGCAAAACTGCCGCATCTACGTGGCGCTTTATGAGCGTGGGATAATGCTATGCAGCTCACCAACCCGTCAGCGACATTCACGAGGCCGGCCGATACGACGCAATATACGGCTGGTGATCTCATCGCCAATTCGACCACGGCCGGCTCGGTAGTTCCCATGGCCTTTGATCCCGGAAACACAGCCGGGACTGGCCAATTCCGGCTGACGCGGGTTCGAATCATCAAAAGCGGAACAAGCGTCACGGCCGCAAATCTGCGGCTGCATCTCTATGAAAATCTGCCTGTTGTCGCGAATGGCGACAACGGAGCTTGGTCAACCGATAACGCTGCTCATTGGCTAGGCAATATCGACATGGCCTCGATGCTAGCGTTTACGGATGGCGCCGCCGGCACAGCTTCGGCCGTGGCGGGCTCTGAACTTCTGATCAAGATGTATCAGGGCAAGACGTTCTATGGCCTCCTGGCAAACCTGAGCACCTATACGCCGGCAAGCGCGGAAGTCTTCACGGTGATTCTCGAATTGCTGGACTCCTATTGATGGACGGCGTTCTCGTCCGTCCTCATTTTGACGATCAAACCGTCAAGATTGAGCACATTCAGGATGTCGAGCCAATCCTAGATTGGAATCGCGAGGCTCGGCGCGAGGATCAGAACGGCGATTGGGGGCGCCATGTCGCGCGCATCCCGAACGTGATCTATGTGCGATGGTTCGATGAGGAGCACGCACGGGGAAACACAACTCTGCAGATGTTCACGCCTGAGTTCGATGCCATCGTGCAAAAGAAGCTCGAGGATCCTGAGTGGGCATATCTCCGGGTTGACCGACCCGCGCTGCAGGCAGGCTGGAAATGACGCTGATCACCAGCAATACGACGCTACAGAGCGCCGTCGTCGACTATCTCAAACGCGATCAGGACACCCAACTTACGGCTGCGGTCCCAGGCTTCATCCAGCTTTTCGAAGCCAAGATGAACCGGGAATTGTTCGTGCGGCAGATGGAGCAACGCTCTAGCGCAAGTGTCGTGTCTGGCGTGACTGACGCAGAGTTTGTCTTGTTGCCCAGCGATTTCCAGTCGATGCGCAGGGTGCGGCTTTCGAGCGTGACTGGCAAACCAGCCCTGGAGTTTCGGTCTGGCACGCAGATGGATGAATTTCGGTTCACGAATAGCGATACGACCGGACGACCGAGATACTTCACGATCTTCGGTTCAGAGATGGAGTTGGGGCCTACACCGGACGCAAATTATACAGTTGAGATGGTCTATCGGCAGAACATCCCTGCGCTGTCGAGCAATTCAAGCAATTGGCTTCTGACCATGGCGCCGGATCTCTATCTCTATGGCGCGCTGCTGGAATCAGCCCCCTATCTCAAGGAGGACGAGCGCATTCAGGTATGGGGCCTCGGCTTCAAGACCGCACTGGATGAACTCAATCTCCTGAACACGACAGCGTCATTCAATGCCGGCCCGATGGTCGTGCGCACCTCCGGTCAGACGCCCTGAAATGACCCTGAAAACAAATCACTCTTTCGTCTCGACCAAACCGGTCGGGGATGATGCCACGCGCATCTATAGTGATAGTTGGAATGCCGACCATGTGCTAACCGGACTCGCCGACGCAACGCAGCTCAATGCGAATGTTGTTCAGTCCGTTGTCAACGACACCAATATTCAAGGTACGATTGCCGCTCAGACCTTGACGTTCTCCTGGGGCGGTACGCTCGCTGCAGGACGCGGCGGATTTGGCGCAGATATCAGCGCGTCAAATGGCGTGCCACTATTCGCAACAGGTGTGGCGACCTTTACCGGGACCACCGGCAGCGGCAACTTTGCTCGCGCCACATCGCCGACCTTCGTCACACCCACCCTTGGTGCCGCGCTTGCGACCTCGATCAACGGCAATAGCTTTACGACCGGAACCTATACGCTAACCGGGACCGCAGGGAAAACCCTGACCTTTAGTAATAGCCTGACGCTCGCGGGCGTTGACGCCACGACGCTGACATTCCAGGGCTCTGATACCTACATCGGCCGCGCCACTACCGATACTCTAACAAATAAGACCTTCGACACGGCCGGCGCTGGCAACTCGCTCAAGATCAACGGCACTGCATTGACCGCGGTCACTGGCACCGGGAGTGCTGTTCTTGCGACATCTCCGACGCTGGTAACTCCACTGCTGGGTACTCCGACATCGGGTGTCCTGACCAATTGCACGGGGCTTCCGCTTACAGGTCTAGCCAATCAAGCCGCATGGACGATCGTTTTTAACAATACCAGTGGATCAGCAGCGCCAACGGCAAACACAATCGATAGCTTGACCGTTAAGGCATCTCCCGCTGCAGGCGACGAGGTAATGATCTGGGATGTTTCCGGATCTGCAATCAAGAAAGCGACAGTTTCCAGCATTGGCGCAAGTGCTGGCGTTTCGTCGATCGCAGGAAATACCGGCGCGTTCACGCTCAGCCATGGCCTGACAAATTCCACCAATGACATTCAGTTATCGCTTACCAATGCGACCCTGCAAACTAATCTAACTACCCCGACTGGTACAACATCCGCCTTCCCCACTGAAAAGATGATGGGTCTTGGAGGGGTTGCAAAGCTGACGCCGGTTTACAGTGGCCGGATCAAGGTGTGGATTCTTGGCGGGGTTGGCAACTCGCTCAGTCTAAATTCTACGTTAGTCCAATTTCGTTATGGAACGGGAACCGCGCCGACTAACGGAGCGGCGGTTACCGGCACCGCCTTGGGCAACCAAGTGACCTACGACCTCACTGGCGCGTCTGCGAACGTCGGCTTTATCCTTGGTGGCATCATAACCGGTCTCACACCGGGAACGGCCTATTGGTTTGACCTAAGCGTAACTGTTGGTGGAGGTACGTCGCAAATGAACGGTCTTAGTTGTACAGTAGAGGAGTTTTAAAATGAAGCTATCTATCGAAGCGTTAGCGATTATGGGACGTGTGCTGTTTGTTCTTTTGGGGTTGACGGATTTCGCCGCCGCCACCCCGCGCAGCCTTGTCGAGATGACAGGTTTTTCGTTCTATCTTGGGTGTAACCCGTCCACACCTACGTGCTGGGTCACGATGACCCCTGGCCCATTCTACAACATTCTGAATATCGGAGTGAACCCCAAACCACTCATTATCCGCGACGATCTTGCAGAAATGAATATCATCACCGGCGGATTTACTCCGCAGGCGAGTGGTGTCTACAAAGTCCAAATGCTAATGGAAGGCGTATCCGGCTCGGTTGTCGGTGGACATTTCGTGCCCTCGTCCGTCATGCAAACCTTGATGTCGTGTGGATGGAGTACGACGCCGGAAACTTTTCCAGACTATGCCATTGTAATGATCGAACAGCAGGGCGCTGGTTTCTTCAACAATTCGCACATGACACCACTCATTATGCCTCTAGTGGGGGGCGTGACTTATTTTATGACGTGCTGGGCATCCAGTAATTGGGTGTTCAACAATTTGACCGTGCAGAGGGTCGGATTTTCTCCGATCCCGGTCGTCGATTTCATCATCAACCGGATCGACTGATGCATCAGCTATTTGCGGACTTCCTCCAAGACCAGAGGGTAAATGTCTGGCTTACCGTCGATTCCGTGATGAGGAAGGAACGGCTGCGCCAGGAGCAAGTAACCAATCCCGAGTTGGAGGGTTATCGCCACT